AGAAGCTACAAGATAATATGCCTTTTACTAAATTTTCCAACCTAGATTTCGATCAAATTAAGTCTTCTATCAAAGATTATCTTCGTGCTAACTCAACTTTCACGGATTTTGACTTTGAGGGGTCTAATTTTTCAGTTTTAATTGATACTTTAGCATATAACACATATATTACGGCATTTAACTCAAATATGGTGATAAATGAGTCATTTTTAGACTCTGCTGTTCTTCGTGAAAATGTAGTATCTCTTGCAAGAAATATAGGTTATGTACCACGTTCTAGGACTGCTGCAAGGGCAATTATTTCATTTTCTATACCAATTAATTCACAATCATTAACTCTTCCTGACGGATCTACTGTAACTGAGCCAGTAACGGCAAATGCGATACTTGCACCTGGATTAGTTGCTATGGGATCTAAAAATCAGACTGATTTTGTCTTTTCTGTCCCAGAATTAGTCTCTACAGTAGTTGAAACTACAACAACTGGTAGTTATGTTGCTAATTTTGATGATGTTACTGTATATCAAGGTGTATTTGTTGAACAAGAATTTACAGTTAATGGGTCATTAGATCAAAGATTTGTATTAAATAACTCATTTATTGATACTTCAACACTTGCAGTATATGTAAATGGACCATCTGATAATAGTAGTGGCACATTATTAAAGCAATTAGGAAGAAAATATAATAAAATTGATAACATTGTTAATGTAAAAGAGAAATCAGAGACCTATTTAATACAAGAAGTACAAGATGAGAAATATGAATTATTATTTGGTGATGGTATTTTTGGTAAAAAACTAGAAAATAATACTGTAATTACTGCAAGGTACATTGTAACTGATGGTAAAGATGGTAATGGACCTGGTGGTAAAGCAGGATCTAGTGGTGTTTTTACCTTTGCAGGTACATTAAAAGACGTTTTAGGTAATAATATACCAATATCCACTACACCTGCCGTAACAACGGTACAACCTGCCACTAATGGTGGTGATATAGAAAATATCGATTCTGTTAAATACTTTGCTCCTAGACTCTATGCAGCACAACACAGGGCGGTTACAGGTAGAGATTATGAGTCTATTATACCTACAATCTACCCAAATGCAGAGTCAGTCTCAGTTGTAGGTGGTGAAGAGTTAGACCCACCACAATTTGGTACGGTTTTGATTACAATTAAACCAAAAAATGGTGAATATGTATCAGATTTTGATAAGAGTCAAATACTTAATAATCTAAAAAATTATTCTCTTACAGGTATTAATCAAAAGATATTAGATCTTAAGATGTTGTATGTGGAATTGGATACTTCCATATACTTTAATTCATCTATGGTTGGTAGTGTTAATGATCTTAAGACAAAAGTTACTAGTGCATTATCAACATATGGAAAATCTACCCAACTTAACAAATTTGGTGGAAGATTTAAGTACAGTAAAGTCTTAAATGTTATTGATAGTGTTGACAGTGCAATTACATCAAATATTACTAAAGTACGAATTAGAAGAAATCTAAAAGCAATTCTGAATACTTTTGCACAATATGAGTTATGTTATGGAAATAAATTCCATATCAACTCCGATGGTATGAGTATTAAGAGTACTGGATTTAAGATATCAGGTGAAAGTGATACTGTTTATATTACAGATACACCAAATAAGGATGCAAATGGCAACTTAGATGGATCTAATATGGGTACTATTTCTATAGTTAAGAAAGATTTGGTGAACGATAAGACTCAAGTTGTTATTTCTTCTGCTGGAACAGTAGATTATAGTATTGGTGAGATAATTATTCAGACTATTAATATTGAATCTACTGATAAACCAAATGATATTATTGAGATACAAGCATTCCCAGAATCTAATGATGTAATTGGACTTAAAGATTTATACCTAGAATTTAGCATTTCTGATAGTACAATAAATATGGTAAGAGATACAATTACTTCTGGCGAACAAATATCGGGTGTCGGATTTAAGGTAACATCAAGTTATACTAACGGAGAACTAACAAGGGGATAAAATATGATAACCACTGGGTTTGATGCTAAAGTAAAAATACAGCAAATAATTGAGAATCAACTGCCAGAATATCTTCTGTCAGAAAGTCCTAAAGCTGTTGAATTTTTTAAGCAATATTATATTTCACAAGAATTTCAAGGTGGTACTATTGATATTATTGATAATTTAGATCAATATACAAAATTAGACAATTTAACTCCAGAAGTAATTACAGATACTGCTACTCTTTCCGTTGGTATCAGTACAATTAGTGGTGGTACTGCAAATGATCCTTTAACAGTAAATGTTAGTAGTACAAAGGGATTTCCAGACGAATACGGTCTTTTTAAGATTGATGATGAGATTTTTACATATACAGGTAAAACTGCTACTACTTTTACGGGTGTTATACGTGGATTTAGTGGTGTAACTGAATATGATACTGATAATGATAAAGGTGAGTTAGTATTTTCATCTTCTTCAGCAGCAACACATGCTTCTGATTCTAAAATAATCAATCTTAGTAGTCTATTTCTAAAAGAATTTTATAAAAAGATTAAATATAGTCTTACACCTGGATTAGAAGATTCACCTTTTGTTAAAGAACTTGATGTAAGTAATTTTATAAAAGAATCTAGATCTTTTTATGAAGCAAAAGGTACTGAAGAATCTTTTAGAATATTATTTGAAGTATTATATGGTGTTAAACCAAAAGTAGTAGATTTAGAACAATTTCTTGTAAAACCATCTTCTGCAGAATTTATTAGACGTGAAATTGTAATTGCAGAGAGTATTTCAGGAGATCCTAATAAATTAGTTGGTCAAACTATTACAAAATCAACAGATTCTGGTACTAGGGCATCTGTATCTGAAATTGAACCATTTACTAGAACTATAGATGGAAATAATAAGACATATTATAAATTAAGTTTATTTGTTGGATATAATGAAAGAGATCTTATTGAAGGTACTTTCACTGTTCCAGGAAAAACTAAAGTAATTGGTGATGTATCAATAGGATCTTCTGTTATTACTGTAGATTCTACAATTGGATTTAATAATAGTGGTATTGTTATTTCTAATGGAAATCATATCACTTATACCGATAAAACAGTTAATCAATTCTTAAATTGTACTGGTATAGGAACATATATCTCAACATCTGAAGATTTACGTTCTGATGAAGTTATTTTTGGATATGAAGACGGTAATTTAGATAAAAGAGTAGAATTAAGAATTACTGGAGTTTTAAATAAATTTGTTTCTATTGTTGATGCTAAATTAGCAAATGAAGGTGAAGAAATATATGTTAAAAATGTTGGTGAAAAAATATTAAATCCAGAATCTAATAAAAGTAGGAAAGAAATATTTTCTAATACGTGGATTTACAATACATCATCCAGATATCAGATAGAACCAACTATTTCTGGATCAACTTTTGTACTTTACTCAGATATTGATAAATCTGCTCTAAAAGTTGGTGATTTTGTGTCACTTTTAGAGAGAAATACTCAAATAATTGTAGAACATAATAATCAAAAATTATCAACTCTTGAAATAGAGTCTATTGCTCCATCTACAAGAACAATTACTGTTGGTGGATTGGGTTCTTGGCAACCACCAACAAAGGCAGATGGTAGTCAATTTGAGTTTGATATAAGAAGGGTTCTAAACACTGCATCTAGTTCTGAAACTCCAATTAAATATGGTAATAATAAGTTAACTTCAGATATACAAAATGTTTATAATGATAGTGATAAAAATCTTTATGTTTCTTCTAATTCATTACCATCATACGATCTTAAAGTAGGTGCTGCTAATACAACTACTTTAGGATTTGCTGGTGTTGGTACTATAACTGATAGAGTAGGAAATACTGATAATTATAATACAATAGCATTCCCAGATGACGTTCCTTTTGTTACTGGTGATGTAGTTTATTACACTCCAGAAGATAAACCTATTGTTGGATTAAGTACTGGTCAATATTATGTAAAGGTTTTACCTAATTTTGATAATAGAATAAGACTTTATAAGTCTAGACCATTTATTTTTGCTGATAGTGATACAAAACCAACTAATATTGGTCTTGGTACTCTTGCACCTAATACAGGAACGCATACATTTACATTATTACAACAGTATGGTAAACATATAGATTCTCAGAAAATATTTAAGAAATTTCCATTATCTACAAATATCAAATCTGGAACAGCAACTAAAACAAAAGCAGGTTCAGTAGGACTATTAAAGAATGGTGTTGAAATTTATAGTTACAAATCAGATGATATAATCACTTATGGTCCAGTAGAAAAAGTTACTGTATTGAATAGTGGTTCTAATTATGATGTAATTAATCCACCAAAATTAACATTATCTGCTCCCCCTCTCGGATTTACTACTGCATTAGTTCAACCAGTAGTTAGTGGTAATATTAAAGATGTTTATATTGATGTACAAGATTTTGATATTATTAAAGTCAATTCAATAACAATTTCTGGTGGTAATGGAAGTGGTGCTATTTTAGAACCTGTTTTAGCAAGAAGATATAGAAATTTATTATTTGATGCTCGTCTTACTACAAATTCTGGTGGTGTTGATCGTGTTAATGATAATATTGCATTTGAGACAGATCATAATTTATTAAGTGGAGAACCAATAGTATACAATAATAATGGTAATGATAATCTTGGTATTTCAACTAATTTGGCAATTAATGTTGATACTGGACAAACATTACAAAGTGGATCTAGATATTGGCCTAAAGTAATTAATCCTAAAACTATTGAGTTATATGCAACAGAATCTGATTATTCTGCTGGTATTAATACCGTAGGATTTACAACAGCAGGTACAAGTGGTGTACATAAATTTATTCTTTTTGGTGATAAAAATACATTACAATCAATTAAAGTTGTTGATTCTGGATCTGGTTATACAAATAGAAAGCTAATTGTAAGTCCATCAGGAATTAATACAGTAACCGATACAATTACATTTAATAATCATGGATTTAGTGATGGTGAATTAATTAGATATAATTATCAAACTTCACAAATATCAGGAATATCTAGTTATCATCCATATTATGTAATAAAATTAGATGATTCCAAATTTAGATTAGCCGATGCACATTCAATTGATGGCATATACAGTATTCTTAAAGAAAAACTATCTACTAATAAGTTAGGTCGTAATATTTTAGATTATAATACTAGTCCAGAATTGGTTAGTAATGGTGATTTCTCTACTGCTACTGGATGGACTGTAGGAACTGGATGGACAATATCTGGTGGAACTGCTAGTCATACTGGTGCTGCTGGATATATTACTAGTACACCATTAACTCCTTTTATAAAAGGTAAATGGTATGTATTAACTGCCGATGTAAGTGCTGGAGTAATGTTTAATAAGAATGGTGGATTTGGTATTGTTAATCATCATGATAGGGATTTTACTCAAGGTAATGGTTCTGACTTAGTTGATGTTTATACTGAAAGAGTAGGAAACAAATTAATTGCTTTGTGGAAACAAAGTAGTGTTAATCTTAATAGTGTAAATTTATATTCTAGTGGTGGTGGCAATAATCCTACTATTGATAATGTATCAATTAAAGAGGTAACATCATTTAAAACAGTAAAAGATAATTATAAAACAAAAAATTATGCAAAGTTATCTAGTACTGGTACTGGATATCAATATTTTGAGTATCCATCTATAGAAAT